CCATTTAAAGAATTAGATATGATTTCAAAAAAGTCATCATTAAATTCCATTATCCACCTTGTCCTAATGCTAATGCTGCTAACCCACCTTGTGATAAGTCAGGCATTTGCTGTTGTCCCATTAATGCCATTTCTTCAGGTGACATCTGTGGTTCTTCAGGAGTAAAATACTTATTTAAAATTGTTTGCATATCATCAGGGTTTTTATATATTTCTACAACTGCCATAGTTGCCTGTGCATCACCTTGATTAGCTCTAGCTAATAATGTTTCAAACAATAAGTTTTCTGCTTTTTCTTTTCTAATACGTTCATTAATAACTGGTATGTTGTCCAGTCCGTCCATATTATTTTGTAAAGTCTCTTTATCTATAATGTTTGCTTGTAGTAACTGTAAACCTGTAACAATCTTTTGTGGTTCATCAAAGCCTGCCATAACACCATATACTCTTCTAGTTCTATAGTTCTTTGCAATATCAACAGAAGGTTTATAGGTTTCTGCAAATGCAGAACCTTTACGATAACCAACTAATGCTTTGGACTTATCAAACAACAGTTCGTCCATCTCTAATCTTTTAGCATCTAATGACTGTAAAGCATCTTGTAAAATGTTTCTGTACTCCCCTATCATCAAAGACATTGATGCATTAAGCTCATCTAAGCCTCTACCAGTAACAAAACTGTTAGGGGATTGAGCATCATCAGTAACAGGATAACCTGCAACTAATCTCAACTGTCTTTCTAATCTATCTACTTGATTAAATAACTGATACGGTAAGTTATTGACTGGTTTAGAAACTTGTGTACCTGGTGCTAAATAGTTAATAGCATGTCGTCCTTTACGATACTGACCACTCTCTAACTCACCTGATATGTTTGTTTCTGTAAAGACTGCATCTTCCATAGCAATAGTAGATAAAATGTTTATCTTTGCCATTTGTCCCATAAGTCCTAGTACATGGTCATACTGACCTTTAAGTTCATTAAATGAAAATCTTTTAGCAAATACAAATTGTGGTCCTGACTTTAATGGGTTTTCTACAAAATCTAGCATCAATCGTTTGTGTGGTACTACAACGTACATACCACTTGCGTCGTAATACTCTACAACTATGACACCTTTACCATTATCGTTTTCCCATTCTTCGTGAGCGTTATCTAAACGAGCATTGTAAAACCCTTCACCATTTGGTTCTTGTTTACCTTTAGCTTCATTATCACGTAACGCACGAGCATGTTCAGGATAAATCTGTGTTAGCTTATAAAGAGGTATTCTTCTTACGTATGCAATCTCATCAGGTTGTTGATTAGCACCTAAGTGTCCAGGATATGTGTTGTATGGGTCTCTAAGTTCTGCATAAGGAAAGTAATTGCCATCTACATCTTTAATTGTTTTAATAACCCAAGAACAATAACCATAACCAGGTAGCCACCTAGATATTTGTCCTAATTGATTTTTAAGTTTTTGTTTTTCATCATAAGAAGCAACAATACGTTCGATTTTCTCTGCACGTTTTCTAGCACGTTCACTGTCTTTGTCATTTACTCTATCAACACGAATGTCAGGAACTCCTGATATTTTTTGTGCTAGTCTGTCTAATCCTGAAACTAATAGGTTTGGTGCAGGTAATGTATCGATGTCCATGTTATCCATGTTTGCACCAAGTAGTGACCTCATGCCTTCTACGCCACCATCCATAATAGAACGAATGCGATAACGCATTACCTGTTGGTCTTGGTTGTTGTCCATTAAAGCATTGACATTATCAATAATTGTCTTAACGTTTTTTTTCATTATTGCCAAGGTGCTTCGTTCCAATCGCTTATATCCCAGTCTCCAAAACTAGGTACGTAATCTAACCCTATCATTGCTGACCTCTCTTTAGTCATTCTTCTAAAAACTTTCATAGGAAACCACGATGCCATAACTAAGTCAGTTTTGTGCTTAGTTCTTTTATTTTGTGGTTTGCCATCAAAATAAACTAACTGTGATTTGTAAGCACCTGTTTTATCTCTACTTATACCATCGCCAACTGGTAAATGTATACGACCCTCCTCGAACAATTCACTCATCGCACCAACTCCAAACATAGGGTCATGTTTATTTAATCCAGTCTTTGTTCCTGTTAATACAATACCACATTCTAAGGCAAGTCGCTTTATCTTCTCATCTTGTCTAATTGCAGTCTGAAAACCATTTTCTTCTATAACCCATTCACGTAATCTATATTTTTCAAACCAATCTTTAATAACTTCGTATGCAGCCTTAGTACCACCACCTTTTCTATTGTCATTGTCAATCATGTAATATTCTTTTTTAACAATGTCATAGCCCCATAGAAATGCAGCTTGATGTCCACTAGATGCAGGGTCAAGGCCTGCTACTAAATGTAAATTCTGATGTGGTATGTGTCCAATAGTTAAGTTAGACCTGTAACAATTTTCTATATCTTCTAAATTAAATATTGTCATACCAACACTGTATGCTTGGTTTAGATACACCATGTCAAACACGTTACGGCCACCTGTTGTCTCTGCTGCTGCCATACGTGACTTCAACCATTTGTATGTACGTTTATTTCCCCATAACATACAATCATTGTGTAGTTCTATATCGTCTTCTGCTTCAGTGCATTCTAAATCGTGTGCTGTCTCTACAATGTTTTCGTATTGGTCATTACCTAACAAGTGATGATATAAGTCGTCAGGATGCTGTCTTGAACCAATAACAACAATAGCTGTATGTTCTTCTTTACGTGAAGATAGGGTAGTAGTCCACCAACTTCTAGTATGTTCTCTGTTACTAGGTTGTATTGTTGTACTGTGGTCTTCAATGTCGTCTGCAATTATTAAGTCACAGTCACGAGATAATATCTTGCCACCTTTACCTACGGCAACCATAGTTGGTGACTTAATACCAGTAACAGTTCTAGTAGCAACAGTAAATTGATTTTGTGACCAATTCTTACCACTACGTGTGTCAGGTTTAAATCCTGCACCAGGACCACAAAAGTCTTCTATCAATGTTACATTGCTGTCTAAGTGGTCTAGCACGGCTGATACTGCGTTCTTAGCTATGTCTTCGTTACCACCTACCCACATAATACGAATGTTCGGATTACGTACTATTTGCCACACAGCAAAATGTACTAACAGTTCTGTCTTACCATGACGTGGTGGCGACAAGATAACAAGTTCCTTACCATGTTCTATAGCGTCAACAATGTTATTTATCCACTTTGTATGAAAGTCTGCTGTTTCGTACTTCTCACCAGTTTCTGTTCTAAAATATGTATCTCTAAACGTCGAAAAATTTTTTGTATTATCTAAGGCTTCATCAGATACTGACCAGTCTTCTTGTAAGCCCTCTGTATATTGGTCTTCTTTGTATGCTGCTAGTAAACGAGAGATGGAAGCACTGGTTGTGCCTAGTAGTTCTGCTGCATCCTTTTGGTCTATATTGCCTTCTGCTACCTGGTCTGCTAGTTCTGATTTTTTAAATGCTTCATAGAGAGGACCACGACGTGCAGACGCTGCAGTATCACGTTCTGCATTAATAGGTTTTATTTCTTCTTTACCCCTACGTCTATTACGCATGTACTGTGCTGCCTGGCAGTTATCAGAACAGTATTTTCTTCTACCTTGTGGTAGTTTCTTCTGACAACCTACTTTGCCACATCGAACGTTTTTAGCCATAATCCTTACTAACTTGTGTTATGTTTTTAATTATGGTATAAATAATACCAACAAACAAGTTTAATGGATAAATCTTGTACAGGTAAGAGCTATCGGACGGCAGAAAGGTCAGCGACTTTTTAAAAGAAAGTGAAAGGGATTACCTCAAACTGACTACCCAAGGCATTTTGTAACATTAAATTTCAAAATTTTTTACGCACTACCGTATATGTCCGTTACTGCCCAAATCGTTTTACGTTCAATAGATAAAAGGGTTTTTCTACTTTTATTGTACGTTTACCAGTAAATAAATTACAGGGTACGTATATACATGTGTGAACCTTCGGTTTACATGTGTGGGTCAAACGTTCTGTCAGACGTTCCGTTGCTAATGCAACGTTTCTCTACTTCTGACGATACACTATATGTTGTACTACAACATGTAGTGGTACTAGATATGGTATGGTTTGATTGAACAATACTACGTATTGTTAGGGTTTGTCTTCCTTTGTCGAGGAATAAAACATATAATGTTTTACTTTGCTACAAATGTTTTCTTGGTAAAAACTAGCAAAATTATCTTCGATAATTCACGTACCTGTAAAGACTTCGTCTTCCTGTGCAGGTGTTGAATTTCTTTCAGAAATTATGGGTCAATGAAAACCTATATATTTATTTGGTTCATTTGTGAACAAATAAATATATAGAAAGGGGATTGTTCATGGCTACTGAATTATTCGGTTATCCAGTTGTAAGTCTTGCAGACTTAGACGAAAACACTAACGGTTGGGTAAAAAACGACTATGTAAGTGAGCATCACTTACATTGGTTTCCAAACACTCGTGATAGTTACACGCTTTTCATCGAGGGTGACTATCCCACAAGTGACTGTGAGGGAACTGACTGTTGTATGGTTGGCAATACTTTGTATTGGGGACTGCACAAGATTAAGGAAACAGTGCTTTGCACTGAAAATTGTGGGTTGTATTGCAACCTATAATTTATTCACTCTTTAGAGTGAAGTAAATAAATTATAGAAAGGTGGGACAAATGTTCTGTTTAACTTGTGACGTAGCTTTGCTACAAGAACCTGTCAAGTATCTTACCGTCGTTGACGGTGTTCTTGGCCATGTATGTGAGGTTCACTATGTATAAAAACTGTAAGTTTTGTGACACCTCTTTTCAAGCAAGAGGTAATCAAGCTACTTGTGTAGCTTGTAAAGTAGCGTTTGCTCGTGGACGTAAGTATCGCAGAGCGATACCTGAACCAAGCAAATGGCGAAACGAAGAAGGCCATATCATTGCTGATATGGAACATCGCCTACAAGTGCAAGAGGAAAATACACCGTTTTGGCTTTTTAAAGCCAAAGATAAAGTAGAAGCGACACAATGTCCTAATGGCTTTATTCATAAAGCATTAGACGGTGCTGATAATTGCTGTACTGTATAAAAATACTTGATACTTGTGAAAGTATTTTTTATACAAATTACTGTCGGAAAGGACGGATATGATAATCAATAACATGGTATTCACTGATGAATACGACGAACTATACAACGACTATGTCGAATACGGCCAAGATATCTTTGCCGAAATTGACTTACAGTCAACAACCGTAGCACCTATGTGGGAACGCTTCATGGACTTTGAAACTGATAGTTTCATCGAACAGTCTATTGATGCTGAACTAGACATGCTATTCGGTAAGAATAGAACTGAACCACGTTGGTATTACATAGACTTAATGCAAATCGATGATGATATCATCGAAGATGAGGTAGTCAATGCTTAGTTGGTTACAACCAATTATATTGGTTACCTTATCCGTAGTTTTTACGGTACTTGCATGGCAAGTATTTAAAGTAGTGTGTGAAGAAATCTATTACGATTTCAAAGAAATCATACACACATGGAAGGACGGTCGCAATGACTAGAAAACACTATGAAATGATAGCTGAAGCTATCAGACAAGCTACTAAAGATAGCTTCTTAAACCTTGTCACAAGTGACAAGAAAGACGAAGGTAAGGACTTTGTCCTTGATACCTTAACAAACGTTATCTTTGAAGTGTCAAAGACACTTGAAGAAGATAATCCAAACTTTGATACAAAGAAGTTTACAGATGCATGTATGGTTAGCAGTAGCTAACCATCGTGTACAGAAAGGAATTATATGCTATTAAATGACGCAGAGTTTTACAAAGCGATAACAGGGTTATCGGATGAAGACTTAGAACTAGATGAAAACAGTCAATTAGACTGTATGAATTGTTTTACAGAAATACCCCAATGGGTATTGAAGGATGCAGGTAACGTTATATACCTTAACGAGTATGAATGTGAGAACTGCAACGAACCGTTAGGTTAGAAAGGAAAATATGAAATTAACTGACTTACAAATATATGGATATTCTGTCATAGACAGACTAGAAACTACTATTGAAAACATTAAATTCCAAAATAACGAAGTTATGTGGGATGATATGGAAAAACTAGAGTTAATACTTGACGTATTAAAACTCTATCAAGCAAGACAAGAAGCAAAAAATGAAAGTTAAAGAATTTAAAGACATCGTAGCATGGCTAAGTGACCCTGATAACACTGTTATCAATGGTACATTAGACAAAGCTGTTGATTTTGCTAAGAAAGAAATGGGTATGACAGATGACGCTATATACAATAACGTTACACCATCAGGTATGACATTATACGAAGAATGGTCGGAACGTTATGCTAGTTATACCAATTTAATAAATTGGTCAAGAAAACATTGCAAAAATAAATATGACGGTGCTTACTATACAAGTAAACATTCCATATTTGGATGGAGTAATTAAAAATATCTGATACGTAGTGAAGATATTTTTTATTAAGAAAGGATAACAATGGCTGACAAATGGAATGCTATTTTACAAAAGCATATTGCAACAGTAGAAAAGTTAGAAAAC